GTGCCGCGTGTAAGGTCTTTCGCGGTGATGGTAAAATTAAGATTTTGATTTGCCATCTTCGATCACCTTAAAATATGCGAACCATTCATTCAGTTCTGTCAGCGTCAATTCTTCAATTTCGGCTTGTGTCTTGTGAAGGCGATCCGCCAAGGCCAGCATATTCAGCCTCAACGGGTCGCCCTTTAGTTTTTTTCCGCATCCCCAACGCTTTCAACATCGCCAAACATCTGCCCAGCAATATCAGCAATCAAGGCCACGCTATCACCCATCAGGTGCATCTTATCTTCTAACGTAAACATCCGCTTGCCATCAGCATCTTCAGCTTTGGTAATAATCAGATCAACCATACCGCTGATCGTCATATTGTTCAAAAAGTCTTTGTGCTTTCTTTGCAGCTTGTCGATGTCTCCTGCGGTAATGGCTCCAGAATAGATAACCAATGGCTGACCATCTTCGCCCCACTCATCAACTCTAATGACCTTTCGGTCGCGGTTACGCCTTGCGGCGATCTGTTCTCCCAAGCCCATTATTTACCCCTTATACGGTTGTTTCAGTCAAGCCACCAGTGCCTTGGAAGCTATAGGTGGCGGTGTTGATGCCATCAGATGTAACGCCAAGTGAAAAGCTAGTGACAATCGCTGAACCGGTCAGCTTGTGATCGCCAGATGTGTTGCCTTCCATTTGCAAGTTCAAAGTGATGCTATCACCAGCGCGGCAATTTGTTTGCGCTGTGTCAGTATCGTCAAAATAGGTTTCAACAGTACCAGTGAAATCCTTGAATGATGCCACATATGTTTTGGCTGTGTCGCCCATCACTGTGTCTTCAATTGTGTCAGCGGTTTCATCCAGTGAAAAGCTGATCACTTCAGCCATTACGTCAGTGCCGATTAGGACTGACCCATCGTTTCCTCTAAAAGTCGCCATTGGTTAATCTCCTAAACGGCAGTTTCAACGTCATTTTCTTTGGTGCGATATTGCACCGATATTGTGAACCGACCAACGGCCACCGGCTGTTCACCGTCACCCGAAAAATCAGCTTCAAACGCAACAACCTGTGCATCTTTTGCCAGATTGTTCAGCGTTACATCAGCGGCAATGGCTTCTTCAACCTCAACCGCAATAGTATCAAGCGAATTATCATAGTTCGCTGTGCCAGAAACGTATGCTTCAACAGCAACGTCAAGAACCCTATTAACAGAACGCGCCAAAGTGATTGTATCAAATTCGGTGGATTCGCTCTTGGTAAAAATGCAAAGTGCCGGAAGCTTTGTCTGTTCCAGCGGAAATATACGGCTGCGAAATACGTTGCTGCCGGTGGTGGTCAATCCCGTTAGTGCGGTCACGATCTGGTCGCGTATTTGCTGCCGAACGTGCGCCATTATTGTTTCTCCAGAACCAGCGTGGTCATACCAGTGCCGTCATCCTGCACAATCCGCATTGTGTAGGCCACCGCATTGATCGTGATAGTGTCGCCTTCAACGGCGGTTGATACGTCTGCGGTGCGGCAAACGAACCGTGGTTGCTGTAATGCAAAGCCAACGCCCCCACCAGCGTCAACCTCGACAAAATCATTGTCAAATATGCCGTTGATCGTGCCGCCCGAATAGGTTGCTGCAACCCCAAAATCATCAACGCCAATGAAGATGGCGCGGTCATCTGCGGTTTCGACAGCCATTAGTCGGCATCCACTTCAACGGCTTTTGCCTTTTTAGCTTTCCACAATTTCGCATAACCGCGATCAATTAGCTTGTTCGCCTCATCTTCGCGCACATCGTGATCTTCGCCAGCAAGCATAATACCGACTGACCCTGCTTGGCAGTCTTTGATCGTTGTGATTTTAATCAATCTATTTGGCATTTTTCTTTGTGTTCCGCTTTACTAAGCTGGCCGCTGATTTCTTTGTAAGGCCGATTGCCCGATCAGTGATGCCAACTTTATCTTCAACCACTTCGACTTTGCCGGTATTGACCAAATCGAAACCAATGTTTTCTGGCAATTCAACAATGTCGCCAATAACGTGCGCCTTGCCTTGGATTAGAATATTGCGTTTGCATTTGATTTTCATATTACGCCCCTATGGGAAAAGCAGGGCGACCGGAGCCGCCCCGCTAGTTATTTAGGCATCAATGTCAAGGCACGCAGCAAATGACTGTGCGTGACGAACAGCAATGTCGAGTTCTTGCATAACGCGGATGCGAACCGCGCCTGTTGAACCGGCTGTGTAAGGGTCGATCAAGATGTCTGGTGTGCTGAAGAAGCCCATCATTAGCTGGCTAAAGTCACCATAGATCATTGCAGAAAGTGCAGTTCCAGTGCCTTTGGTCAGGTCAGATGGTACGTTGTTGGTGATCGCAAGGTCGTAACCATAAAGGCTATTCCAAGGCGAATCCAGCAACATTACGCTGTCAGTTGACGCAACCTTTGCAGTTGAAGCCATCAGTGACTTCACCTTTGGGTTGGTCAAATAGGCAAGGGTGTTGCCGTTGATCGCAGCATTGTCAACTTCAACTTCTTTAACCAAGTTAACGATGTCATCCCAAGCAATTGCGCCACCGTTTGTTCCGATAGCAACTGAACCAATGCCAGTTGTGCCGGTGATGCCGGTTGGCTCATTAGAGCCGCCGCCTTCGATAGCAACATCTTCAACCTTTTGAGCAATTGCGTTCAACAGGTCATCGCGAATGATTTGCTCGACAGATGGATCAGACTGGATCATCAGCAAACGGCTGATATCTGTGAATGCACCCAATGACTTTGGTGACATTGTGATCTGCGAGAAAACAGCATTCACTTCAGATGTTGCGCCATTCTCAGCAACGAAACCGGCTGAAACGCCAGTTGCAAGCTTTGGAATAGCAACGTCACCTTTAAGGCCAGTCATAAAGCGTGCGCCAAGCTCATTGAACACCAAGCGTGAACGCAGGGCATCAACAAACTGATCACCAAGATGATCTGTGCCGACCAAGTGACCACCGGCTGTGGCTGTGCCAACAGTCAGGTCACGCTTGCCGCCCCAAAAGCTGTCTGGTGCGTAGAAGCCGCGTGCTTCGCGACCATTATTCTTTGCAATCTGCTCAGAAACTTCACGCTCAAGACCCTGCAAGCCAGAACCATTTACCAAGCCGCGAACAGCTTTGATGAATGAATATGACCGCTGCTCTTTTTCTGACATATCAACCGCACCGGCTGACTGCTCAAGTGGCTTGCCTTCGCCGATTGCGTCAAGCAATGTTGCGCGGAATTGTGCAACAGACTGACCAGCACCAATGGCTTGATCGGCTAGGTCACGGCGGTTGTGTTTAACAGCAAGATTGATGATCTCGCTGGCATTCTTTTGAAAATCACGCTTTGCAGCTTCGGCTGCGGCTTCGCGAATTTCCTCGTGATTTACTTCGGTCATCTTGACCTCCTTTTGTTTAATCACTGGTTCGACAAATTCAGCTTTGCGGTTCACGCCGACACCAGCGTCAGCGGGAACAGATACAATGCTGGCTTCATACGGAACCCAAGATGAAATCGCGACTGTCCCATCACGTTCATTCTTTTGCTCCATTTCGCGGATTTGATAGCCGATGCTGACGTTGCTTCGTATCCCATCCTTGACATCTTGATACACCTCTTGAGCCAGTGCGCTTTTTCCAAAGCGAACCACCGACCGCAACTTGCGATCAGCTTGATCCAAGTAGGTACGTTCAATAACGCCAATCTGCTTTGTCAGGTCGTGATCTAGCAATAGTGGCGCGTGGCCGCTGTTCAGTCGTGACAAATCTGCTGCGCCGTCATTGTGGCGCAAAACTTCTAAACCGAAAGAACGCTCAACGAGTTCTTCGCTTGAAATCGACATTCTGACACGGCGGTCATCTTCTTCGACCATATCCGCTGCGCGTGCGCGAAACACCAGTTCGCCGCGATCAAGCCGATCTTCATCTTTGTAACCGGCAGTTTCAACAACCGGCGGTGTCGCATCTGACTTGCCAAACGTGATTGTCACGGTTTCGTCAGTCTCGACAATATCTTGAATATGTCTGTCCATTGTCTTTACCTCGCTTGTGCTAAGATACCGCAGATCGTTGATCTTGGTCAATGTGCTAAACTTATGACCCACAAGGCGATCTGTGCCTTCATAGCCTTCATCAGTGCTTTGATATATGCGGATCAACGCGGCTGGGTCGTCTGGTGTGCCAGTGATTGTGAAATCGCTGTCTGGTACGTTGATTGATCCATCGCGTTCAATGCGTTCAATCTCGCCCCGCGCTGTGCCGCCGGATGATCCCCACGATACAAAGTCGCCAATTGAAAGCGCATCTGGTGCAGCGCGTTCACCTTCGTCAATTCTATCCAAAGCCATATCTTTTGCCCTTGCCCAAGTTTGTCCTGCATCACCGCCCCACGCTGCCCAAGCAACGCGGCCTTTTGACGGATAGCCTTCTTCACCGGCACTAAAACCTTCAGCTTGCTTGTCAACTTCGTGCCGACTAAAAAAGCTGTGCATCCGGCGCACTATGTCGGCAGACAATTCTTGCCGATTAACCAATTGATTTGCACGCGCAACCGCAACCGCTGTGCCACCTTGCTCACCTTCTTCGCGCCATTTCTTGAATTTACGCGCTTCGGCAGCCATCCCTTCGGTCGGCTTCAAGTTGATTTCAACGCCTTTATAGGTCGCCATCTTCTTGCCCCGCATCTATTGATGGTTGCGCCGGTAACTTAGTGCCGAACGGCTGGAAAGCGGTGTCGATGCCGTAACGATCAGCAAGTTCGCTTTCGCGATTGATCTGTTCAAAGATTTCTTCAGTATCGCGGCCATATTGAGAATGCACATCCTGCAAGCTGACGATGCCGTTATTCAGTGCGGTGACACTGGCTTGGATTTCTTTCTGCGGGTCGACCCACGCAAATCCGCGTGGCCGATAGATAACTTGATCAGCAAACAGGTCGTATTTCCCCATCGGTAAGCTGACGCGGCCAACAGTGATAGCCATTTCCAACCAAGCCCTATAGATCGGATCAATAAACTGGTCGATCATAAATTGCTGCACCATCTTGAAATGGTCGCGATCTTCGATTGTGCCTTGCCGGATTGATGAATAGCTAACGCCTTCAAGATTGTTGGCAAGCGATACATATGAAACGCCAAGACCGGACGCGATCCCGCGCAATATACCCTTTTCAAATTCTGCAAAGCTGTCAGTCGGATTTTGCGGGTCAAAGGCTGTGAATGACATTCCAGCCGGTAACTGTGTGAACGTGGCTGGTTCTGCCGACATTATCGGCGCGTTGTTATCATAATCGTCACCAACAAAGCCGTCACCTTCGGGGCTTGTAAAGAAACCCATCTTTGACGCAGCAACCCGCGCATTGACCAGCGTGGCTTCTTCGTAACCGTCCAGCATCTTTAGGCGGGTCAGCACGTTGCTCATCCACGGCACGCCACGGGTCTGCCCTGCGCGGTCTTGCAAATAGCAATGAATGATCTCACTGGCTGGCACGATCTTGTGATGCCGTTTTGTCTTGCTGCCATAACCTTGATCGTGATGCGGGTGATCTTCAAATAGATAATAATTCAACGGCTTGCCGGTGCGCTTGTCTAATTCGACACCCATCCGCACTTCGTTGCCGTTGCTCAACCGCGTGTCATAGCCTTCATCAAGATAATCAGCTTCAAGAAACTTCAGCGAAAAGCCAAAT